AAAAATATAATAAAGAAACTGGATATAATAGTGGTGCAATGCAACCTGTAGAAACTCCTACATTTAACGGTCAATCAGAACCAACAAAAGTTACTACAGAAGAAAATTATACGCCACAAGAAATTTATGTGTCACCATAAGAAGAAGTAAAAGACCTAATAATTAATAAACCACCATACATTCCTAAAGATCCTAGAGAAAATGATTCTCAAAGTTTACACACATTAACAAATGAAGAAGCACAACAAGTATTAAAGAGATCTCGTGAATTAGGTAATACTGATCAAGTTACAGAATCACAATTACAGTCAATTGCCGATGAAATGTTTGGGCCGTCTAATTTAGGGCCCTTAGGTACCGTATTAGAAGAACTTGGTCAAAACAAAAGTAAAGATAATTTAGACAATATTAATAGAGATAGATCTTCTGCTGCACAACCTACTATTATTCCTATACCTATTCCTAGTGGCGGTAATCAGCAGACAAGTGCAGTGCGACCTGAACAAACAGGTAGAAGTGCATCGCCTGGTAGTGCTACTATTGCATTAAATAACTTTGAACTTGAAGGTAGACGAACTGGTATATTACCAGGACCATTTATTGGATAAAAAAAAGGGCCTTTCGGCCCTTTTTTATTCGTCGCTTGTAGCAAGTTTCTTAAAGAAGCTTAAATTATCATCTAATTCATCATCATTATCCTGCCAAGGAGCAGATACAGCTGGTGCAGACTTAATAATAGGTGCAGCAGCTTCTTCCTCAATATTCTTTGTAACATTAGCACGACCGGCATTTACTGCACGATCAAGCCGAGACTTAAGCTCATCATATGTTTTAAAGTTACTACGATCAAGGAACTTTTGAAGTAAGTGTTCAGACTTCCAGATCTTTTCAAGCTCATCATCATCCTCTGTAAGAGGACTTGGCTTATCAAACTCTGATTTATCATAGTTACGATAGCCTTCAACCTGACGAATCTTTAGCTTAAAGTTAGCACCTTCCCAAAGATCAAATGGGTTTAATGCAGTCTCATCAGAAAATTCTGGATTCATAGCTTCATTGAGCTTATCAAAAATCTTCTTACCATACTTGTAGAGGAAAACTTTACCGTCATTAGCAGGGTTAGAAGGATCCTTAACAATATAAACATTTGAGTAATAGCTCAAACGACGCTTTTGCTTACGTACAAGATCTTTATTTGATTCAATACCTGAATTCCAAAGTACAGTATTGTACTCAGAAACCGGATCTTTTTCATTAAGTGTTGTTAAAGATTTTTCAATATACCAACCACCCGGTCCTTGAAATCCGTGATCCCAAACACGAACAAAAGGAATATCTTCGCCTGAAGGCGCAGGAAGGAATCTAATAATTGCATATCCGTTGCCTGCTTTGTCTACTTCAGGTTTCCAAAAACGATTATCATCGTTTTCATTTTGAGGTGCATTATTAGAAAGTTTATTAAGTTCAGATGTAAGCTTTTCAAATTGATTATTACGATTGCTCTTAAGCTGTGATAGTGATGTTACCATTTGTATTCTCCGTATGTACGATGTATGAACGATATATTACTTAGTGTAAATTTCCACACTACATAATGTAGTATATTATATAGGTTATGAGAATTTATCAACTATTATTTTTTTAAACTTCTCTTTATTGTATTGAAGAAAAGGTTTATATTTAAGACACTTTGTTTTTAGAATAGGATATACATATGTGTCTTCAATATGTTTATCCCAGTATTTAAAACATCCTATTAAATCATCGATAATAATTAGCGTTTCAATACAAATTTCTTTATGCATATATTTTTTAATTAAAACTGGATAGTCTTTATTATATACTTTTATATTGTGGTCAAATACCAACTCAAGCTTATTTAAGTTATCAGTAAAAATATACTCTAAAGATTGTTTGCGCTTAAGCCAGTTATAATATAATTTTTCACATTCACTATCATTAGCAATATTACCTATCCACTGACCATCATTTTCAATAAAATTAGCAAGAAGATAATCTATAACATCTTTTCGTTTAGCTAATTTCTTAAAAAAATAATTATCTCGGCGTTGTTCAAACGAAATTTTACTGGCACTTACTTTGCCATTGTATTTAATAAAATCATAATTAGGATTTGTAAAGTGCTGTTTAAGCGCTAGATAAGAAGTGTATACTTCAAACGGTGTCATATTATACTGGTAATTTTGCACTGCGTTCTAAAAGGTTAAGATCTTCACATTCAACTTGTAATTTAGTTTTAATAATAACATTATTCTTAACTAAAGCTGCAACAGTTTCAACATCATAATTATTTTTTTCAATAAATAACATTAATGCATCAAAGTATTGTATATTTTTATCTTTAACTAATTTTTCAATTTCTTTGCTAAATTCACCAGGTGACTTAATAGAATTAACTTTCATTTATACTCCTGATAGTATCGCATATAATAATATATTATAGTATAATTTTTTATATAAGTCTACTGTTATTTGTCACCAATAGTCGTATTGCCTAGTATCTTATTAAGTATAGATTTCATATTTGTTTCTAATAAATCTAGCAATGGATAACAACCAAAACCAGCTACTAAAAGGCATCCATCTCTATATTCAAAATCTTTAGGTATAAAGCTACCTATCACATTACCTACAAAGAAACCTATTGCTATAGTAATAAAAATTATTGTAAAATTAGTTGATTTACCTTTAGTTTTTTGATAGAGAAGATTAACAAGAGCTCCAAACGCGCCGACAAGGCCACTCATCAAATACATTTTTAAACGATCAACGTCAAAAAAATCAAACATGTATTACTCCTAGTATATAATAGGTTGTATTAATAGATTACATAGTAGGAATTTTGCTACTAATTTTATTTATCTAATTATTATCTTTATATTTATAAAAAATCATTTTATCCGATATTAAAATAATTACTACTTTTTTATTCTTATAAGCATATTTTATACTGTTATCATGAAAAAAAAGTACTTCTCTAATATTATTAGGTACACATGAATTTATTGCACAAATTGCTGCTTTTATACTTTCTGTCCAATTAGGTCCGCTAGGTTTTCTTTTTGGACCCTCACAGTGCCAAACAAATTGACAAGCTTGATATACTACATTACAAATTGTTTTTGGATAACTTTTATGTTGAACTCTGTTAAGAGTAACAAACGCTACTGCGAGCTTTGTTTCGTATGATTCTGATCCTGCTTCATAGTATATGTTATATGCTAGGCAAGTAAATTGATCGGAAATTTTTTCTTTAGATTGTGCAGGAAAAGATAACAAAAACATAGCGGCTAGCGCTATTAGAAATTTTTGCAATTATTTTACCTTATTTTGTTGAAAAGTGGGAGATTCTGTTTCTAAGCTCTCCCGGGCTCATGTTATGCAGCTAGTACGTAACTAGGGACATAGTTGTCGTTTGCATCTATGTTATTTAGCTTCTGTTTCGCCTCCATCATAATATATTAATTGTCACTTAGTATCAACAAAACTTTTAAGATCTTCTGCAAGCTGGACTATATCATCTTTTGTAAAGTATTTAAGTCTTGAAATAACAGTTTCACGTTCTGCAAAGTCTCTAATCTCGCGAGCTTGTTCTAATTTAGCATAATACTCACTAGATAGCTGATGTTGTGCAAAGTTCAATAGATCATATCTAATTTCATATGGGGTCTTAGTCATGTAGTCTCCTGTGTTTGTTTGTGTGTTAAGTGAGGCCGTTATTTAATAGGGTGGAGCTCATACCCCAGACTCAATTCTTAAGCGGCAATTTTCATTGCGGAATAAGGAACGTTGTCATTAGATGCAGTTCTTGCATTTAGTTTTTTTGCTTCAGTCTCGATCTTATCTTTACTACACCAGTCGATCCTATTTCGCCCCCATCAAAGATACTAACGACTTACATTCCCCTGCATACTACATTTCTGGTGCAGCTAATGCGATAGTATCTTTGGTGAAGGCGCCGGGTACTGCCCCCGGGTCCTCAGTGTCTATTTCATTAGATGTCAACGACATCAGCTTATTATTTATACAATAATACTATATAATAATCAACTTAAGCTTGCGCTTCAGACCAAGAAAGTCTTGCATAAATACTAGATGATACGTTACCAATATTTTGCGCGACAATCGTTAAAACATCAAGCCCATCAGGGTAAATATTAAAACCTGTACTATTAGTAGTTCCTCCACCAAGAATACTATTACCAAGATCTCTAACTTTATTTAATTCTTGTTGTGTAACAGTAAATACAGCTGCTGTCGTTGCCTGAGAGAAGAAAGCGTAAATTTGCTCGCCACCTTGAACATTTTTATTAATACCAGATGCTGTATGATAGCAAACTTGTGACAAGCTTGAACCACCTACGTTTTGCCAGGTATCACCGAGAATCTTTGCATTAAGAAATAGTTTAATTAAGAAGTTACCGTTAGAATAAATATCCATTTGTTGGAGTGTTAACTGCATTCTATTAATAATTTCTCTGGCGCCTAATAAGTTAGGAACACCATTATCAACAGCTGGGGATAATCTTAAAGATATAATAGGAGCAGTACCATTGACAGGAATACTTGCTGCTGTAGTACCAGGGCTTGAGAAAATATACGATTTATCATCGTCATATCTACCATCCATAATTACAGATGTTCCCCAGTGACTTAATATAGGTGAGAAGTTAGGGGTAGAAAGAGAAACTATTTTAGGTGATGTGTTTGAATATGTATGTGTATTAGCAAGGGTTCCTCCCTTAACAGCTCTAGTTAAACCTGTTAATTGTGTAGAAGATCTTGCTGTATATGTAATATATTCTTGATCAACTAAAACTGTGCCGGTTGATGGTAATACTAAACCATTAGCAACAAACATTGTAGTATCACTAACAGTTAAATTAGAATATTTACCAGTTGTTCCCCCAAAAAATTGTGTAGTAGGCGGAAAAGTATTAACTTCATAGCGAGCAGGCAAGTTACCTGATCTCATAAATGATTGATTTAATTGGTTATTATGAATCATTCTGTGGCAATATATAATTTGACCTAAATTATCTTTAAATCCAAATCTAATAGCGCCCGCGCCATACCAACTATAATCCATATAGAACATTTGAACTTTTGTAAGATCTAGACCGTACCCTGAAGGACCAGAATTATCACATCTATCAATATTCCATTCACTCTGTGGAACTTTAAAGTCGATAGTCTTACTAAGGATAGCGCCGTTAAGACCTGAAAGTGTGATACCTCTATATGGAGGTGTAACTGTCATAGAAGTATCACTCTCAATACTTAATATTTTATATGACATACCGCGAATTACTACAAAATCTCCAGGTAATAACTGACGACTAAATTGTGTGAATACAGAACCATCAGGATTTAATGCACCTGTGATAGTTGGGCTTCCGTTAGTAACGTTTACAATACCTGATAATTGTGTTGTTGAATTACGTCTTACTGCGTATAATATTTGACCATCATATTCATAGAAGAAACCATTTTGTGCATCAAACATACCAGTTCTAACAGAAGCACCATACCAATTGGTAACATTCATATTTAAAATACCTGGAGCAGGATTTAATCTAGGTGCAGTAGGAGAAACATAGTTAAATGCAAATGTACTTACTACGTTTGTCACTGCAAACGTTCCGGTATAAGCTGTGTCATTTTCTTGCAGATTAACGTTTATTTGACTGTTATAGTAAACAAAAACGTTAGCGCCAACCGTTAAATTATGAGGAGTTCTTGTAGTAATAAGAATAGTATTACCAGAACCAAAGTTTACGTTATTAGCGTTATCTATTTGAAAATCAGGCTTTAAAAGAGAAGCAGTAGACATTTGTATTGCTTTACCAGCCTGGTATCTAAACACTCTTCTTGTTTGTCTTATTGCTTGCTGATTTGATGATGTAGTACCGGTTGTAAAATATACACCACCATCATATGATCTATGAGAAAATTGCGCAGCAGCGCCTGGATATATTGTAGGAATAGCGTATATACCGTTAGAAAACGCATTAGTAACTGATGCAAGATTAGCAACAAAAACGTTGCTTGATAAAATAGTAGATACAGTAAATGATCCGTTAATACTATTAGATCCAATAGGAAGTACTGTACCGTTAGTAACATAAATTGGATTACCAACTGTAAGGCCATGAGGGCCGTTTGTCGTTACATATAATAGATTTGAAGAAACGCCGCTAGGAGTAGTATTAACTGTAGCCACATTATAAGCAGCTCCTGAGAAGAAACTTCCAATAAAAGCAGTTGTAATAGCAGAATCGTATATAGAAGTATTAGTACCTGTATAAGCAGACCTTGAAGTATATGTAAATGTAAAATTATCTGGTTCTGTTGTATTATCAACTAGAAATGGTCCGTTTGCAGGCGGAAATAAAGTATCCTGCAATATAAATGGTGATCCATTAGTAGGCATTGTAACTGGTAATGTAAAGAATCCGTTTGAGGCAGCATTAATAGCACTATTAGATTGTAAAAATAAATTAGTATTATTTGAAATTGAGGAAACTAATCCTATAAATGAGTTACTTAGTCCGTTGGCATAAAGAGCAAAGCCATAGTTAAGCTGTGTAGTAAAAAGTGTACCTATACCTGTAACTGATGTATTTGTTGTAGATGTTGTTAAAACACCTGAACCTAATGAAGCGTTAGCAGTAACTGTAACTGTAGATTTATTGGTTTCTACTGCAACATTAGAAACAGGAAGATTGAGTGACATGTCTGAAAAGAAAGAAGGTCTATTATTATTAAGGAAGAGAGACTCCCATTTTGTAGGTTGAAGACCGTATTCAAAGTCAGTATCAATAAGTGACTGAGGATTACTGACTCTCATTTTACCTACAGGATCAAGCTGTGCTTCAGCAGGTACAACATATTCGTTAATTTCGTCAACTACTATTTGAATAGCATCTGTTGATACCATACCAGTTGTGCTTATATTTGTATTTAAAATAATTGTTGTTGTATAAGCAGTAGAATTAGCGGTATAAGAAGATACAGCTAGATTAATATCAGCAAAGTTATAAAGAACCGAATTCGTTGTTGTATTAACTAACGTGATAATTCTTTCTTGAGGAATAAATCTAGGGATAACAACAGTTTTTGTTGACGGATCAAACGTGTAATAAGTGTCTTGAATAACTCTTCTAGCCATCAGCTGATGCTCCAATATATGAAATTATAGATTATTTATCTGATATTTATGCAATCAAAAATTATACTCTTCTGAATATTTGTTTCTTAACTTAATAAAGTCAAAAATATATTTGTCTCTATCAACTTGATGCACATTTGTTCCTGTCTCGTCATTATTAATAATAATAACACAGTTTTTAATAGGTATTTTAGTTGTTTCTTCAAACATAACAGCATAACAAGCTGTTTGCATAAAATATCCTTGTAAACTTTCTATTGTTTTTTCTTTACGAGATGTTTTAAAATCTATAATAGATAATTTACCATTATACTCTGCAATTAAATCGACTCGACCAGCTACTTTAAGGTAATCAGAATATAAAGGTACTTCTAAACAATATATATTATTTACACTTTCATCTAATATCTTTTTAATAGATAAAAAACTATTTTTATTAAAAGGCATAATATTTTCTTCAAGTAACTTTTTATTATTATTTAAATACATTTCACAATATTTGTGAATAAATGAGCCTCTTGAAGTAGCTTGTTTTGTTATTCTATTAGCTTCTTCTTCACCTACATGTGCACGCCATTTTAAAATACTATCTCTATTTAATAAAGATAATACTGTAGTTACAGACGGATAAAGGCCGTTAGGTGTTTTATACCTACGGCCTTCATTCGTAGTGATTGCATCTAGTTCAGGTAAGTGTAATTTAATATCTTTATATTTAAATTCTTTAAATGTACCCGAGTCTAGCTTTTGATATAATATATTCTCTGACAAGCCCACTTCTAACTATATCCTCTTCATTTAATTCAATATGATAGAAACTCTTCATTTTTTGAAGAATATCCATAAAATTAATTAATCCTGTTTTTTCATTTTGTAATTTTAAATCAGATTGTCTATAGTCACCACATAATATTATTCTTGAATTTTCTCCAAGTCTTGTAATAACCGAGTCTAATTCGTGAAAGGTATTATTTTGAACTTCATCAAAAATTATAATAGCGTCGTTTAAAGTAATACCTCTTATAAACGAGGTAGGAATAAACTCTATAATACCTTTATTTTTTAAAAATTCATATGCATCTGTTCTATCAAATAATTCAGCGCAAATAGCATAATATGGTGCTTCATATTCTTTAATTTTTTCTTTTATATTACCAGGCAAAAATCCAATATCTCTAGTTGGAACTGCACTTCTTACGATAATAATTTTTTTATATTTACTTTCATTTATAACTTCATTAAGCGCTAAAGCTAATGATACAAAAGTTTTCCCAGTTCCTGGTAAACCGTGAAGTAGTAAATTTTTATTTTCTTTATAAGATTTAAAAATTTTAGTTTGATTAATAGTCTTTGGTAATATACTCTTAAGTATAAAAGGACGTCTTATTTCTACTGGATCAATACGCTTAGTTTTTTTTAATTTTTTCCTCTGAGTTCTTGTTAAAATAGCGTTTTCGATAGTTAAGTCATAAGCCTCGTTAATATGCATGTTTGTCCTACCAGGTGTTAATTGTGCTCCTTTTAATACCGCGATTCGCTTCACGTTTAATTTTCTTTAATATGTCACGAAAACCAGAATCAGGTTTTCTAAGACCTAAACGTGTAGGGTCACACAGCGCAGGAGCAACTGTTATGGTTTGTTCAATATGTGGGTTTTCTTTAAGATAAGTGTCTAATTGCGACATAGACATAAAATCATTAAATTCATTGTTAGTTATGTTATCTCTAAATGAGTATGTTGGCATTATCTAAATCAATTCCTTTGTATTTCCAAAAACTAATAATATCATTACTATTTAGGGGATCAAGGCCTTCGTCAATTAGCTCTTTAAGAATAATATTTTCTAAAAGATTAAAATCTAGTATTATAGTTTCATCTCCATAATCTATATGTATTTCTGTGCGTGACATATTATTACTCTCTTTCATCTTTATATAGTAGTTTATCTTTTAATAAAAATCAACAGTTGATTTATTAATAATTATATACTATTATAAATTATAGGAGAATATTATGGCTAAGATAAAAATGTCTAGATCCCCTGATTATCTAATAAATAAAAAGTTTTACGGTGACTAGCCAGTATCTATTAGTTCTAAGGTAAATCTTATTCGTGCATTTAACTGGTATAATGTAATGTGCGATAGAAATAAAGCAAGACAGTATCTTAAAGATTATTTTACTGATAAAGCGATGCATAAAACAATAGATAATATTCCAGATAATCGTATACCATTGACCTCAGCATGGCTTTGTCGTATTGCAACTAACAACAAACAAGAACTGCAAGTCAACGATTGGGTCAGAGTCAACAATGACATTCAAGATGCTATCGGGCATTATATCGAAGAAGAAAAACCTAAAACGGTTGTTGCGCGTCCTTCTATTCAAGATCGAATAAAAGAGCGTTTATCTGACATTATTGGTAATATAGAAACTATTTTAGATTCAGGAGAACTTGTAAATATTTATGAATGGCTTCAAAAAAATGAGATTCCAGCTGCTCATGCTAAGAAGATAGCTGAATACTATACGCCTCTTCGAGATGAGTATGCATATGTATTAACTGTTAATGATGATGGGTATCAAAGTTATACAAAAACAGACATTAAAGTAAAGATGGGATATATTCTCAAACTTATTGAAGATTGTGAGCGTTTTTCAGGTAATGTTAAAAAAGCACGTACA